CCGTCGGCGCAAAGGTCTATTGGGACGACACCAACAAGCGCTGCACCACGGTGGCGACCGACAACACCCTCATCGGCGTGGCCGTCGAGGCGGTGGCGAGCGGCGCGGGCGACACCATCGGCCGGGTGCGCCTGAACGCGGCCTTCTGATGAGCGCCTTCGCCGCCGCCGTCGGCGCGCTCTTCGCCGATCCGAACATCGGCCGGGACGCGGTCTATATCGCCGATGGCGGCGCGCCCGTCCTGGTGCGGGTCGTCGCCCGGCGCGCGGACGCGATCACCGACTTCGGCGATGCGCGGCTCTGGTCCGAGACCACGCGGATCGACCTGCGCGTCGCCGAGGTGGCGAACCCGCGCCCCGGCGATCGCATCGAGATCGACGGCGACGCCTTCCTTATTCAGGGAGAACCCGTCCGCGACCGCGAGCGGCTCGTCTGGACCGTCGATCTGAGGCCGGCGTGACCGCCATGAGATTGAAGCTCGACATCGATCCCGACATCGTCGCGATGATGGCGGCCGAGGTGGCGGCGGGCGAACGCGCGGTGACGGCCGCCATGCGCGAGGCCGGGACCGGGTTGAAGTCGGCCTGGCGGTTGCAGATCACCGGCGCGGGTCTCGGCCCACGGCTGGCCAACTCGATCCGGAGCCAGAACTTCCCGAGGTCGGGCGAGAGCCTGGACGCGGCAGCGCTGGTCTGGTCGAAGGCGCCGGTCATCGTCGGCTCGCATGACACCGGCCCGCTGATCCGCTCGAAAAACGGGTTCTGGCTGGCGATCCCGCTGCCCGCCGCAGGCAAATCGCTGCGCGGCGGTCGGATCACGCCCGGCGAATGGGAACGCCGTCGCGGGCTGCGCCTGCGCTTCGTCTATCGCCGGACGGGCCCGAGCCTGCTGGTGGCGGAGGGACGGCTGAACACGAAGGGTCAGGCGGTCGTGTCACGCTCGAAAACCGGGCGCGGCAAGATCACCGCGCCCATCTTCCTGCTGGTGCCGCAGGTGAAACTGCCGAAGCGGCTGGATCTGGCGCGGGATGCAGACCGGGCGTTGGACAGCGTGCCGGGGCTGATCGTGGCGAACTGGGTAGAAGGAAGGGCTCGATGATCAGGTGCGCGCCTCGACCCCTCGCTCATCTCGCGCCGCACGGCGCCGACGAGGGGGCTCCTCCGTGTCTCCGAGCCCCTCGAGTGCGACAGGAGCCTTGCCGGGGAATTCGACCATCAGCTTGAGGTTGCCACCCATCGCGCGCACGTAGCTCGTGAGCGTCGAGAGGAGCAGATCGCTCTGGCGCTCGTATTTCGCCACGGTCGCCTGCTGGATGCCGAGTGTTTCGGCAAGCTGGACCTGCGTCATCTCCTTGGCTTTCCGCAGTTCCTTGCAGCGTGAGGTACTCCATATGCAGACGATCCGCCTCGGCCTCGACGCCTGCACGCCGGGCGGGGTCGAGGGCGGCCAGCTTGTCCTTGAGTGTCCGTGCCATGATCGTCATCCTTTCCGTCTCTCGAGATGGCTGTCGAACCGTTCGTCGGCCCGGGCGATCAGCTGCTTGTAGAAGCGCTTCTCGCTGCCACCTGACTTGTCCCCGCCGACAAGCAGGATCGCCTGCCGGTCGGGATCGAATGCGAAGGCGATGCGCCATACGCCGTCAGCGGCGTTGCAGCGCAATTCCTTCATGTTCGCGTGCTTCGACCCTGTCAGGGTGTCGGCATGCGGTCGACCGAGCGATGGTCCCTCGCGTTCCAGCAGGAGTGCGCGTGCGAGGATCGCGTCCTGAACCTCTTGCGGGAGTTCGTCGAACTCCGGCTCGAACTCATCTGCGAACGAAACGGTCCACGGCATCCGGTCCTCATGTCTTGAAGGCTATATAGCCTTGAAGCACTAATTTTGCAATAGCGACTCCCAGAGCGTCCGTACATGCCCAGCCCACGCGAAACCATCCTGACCGCGCTGCATGCGCAGCTCTCGGCGCTGCCCGCCACCGCCCTGCGCGGTGAGGTTCTGCCCGAGCGCGTGCCCACAGAGGGCCTGCTGATCCTGCGCGACGGCGAGCCGGGGGAGCCCAAGGTAACGCTGTCACCCCTGCGCTACCACTACCAGCACCGCGCCGAGATCGAGGCGGTGGTCCAGGGCGCGGACCGTGACGTCGTCTTCGATACCCTCTGCGCCAGCATCGGCACGGCGCTCGCCGCCGACCGTACGCTGGGTGGGCTTTGCGACTGGGTCGAGGCGGAAGCGCCGCGCCCGGTCGATCTGCCGGTCGAGGGCGCGGCCAGCCTGAAGGCGGCGGTCATCCCGGTCGTACTGCACTATTCCACGGCCGACCAGCTGGCCTGACTCAACTGACGACAGGAGAACACCATGGCACGAGCCCAGGGGGCGCGGGCGCTGATGGCGCTTGCGTTCGAGACAACCTATGGAACGCCGCCCGCAGCGGCTTCACCCGCATGCCCTTCGCCAGCACCTCGCTCGGGGCGGAGCAGCCACTGCTGAACTCGGAGTTGCTCGGCTACGGCCGCGATCCGCTGGCGCCGATCAAGGATGCGGTGACCGCGGACGGCGATGTCGTGGTGCCGCTCGATGCCGAGGCCTTGGGCTTCTGGCTGAAGGCAGCCTTCGGCGCACCGACGACCACGGGCGTGGAAGCGCCGTACAGCCACGAGTTCCAGTCGGGGTCCTGGACGCTGCCCAGCATATCGATCGAGACCGGCATGCCGGAGGTGCCGCGCTTTGCCATGTACTCCGGCTGCGTGCTCGACCAGCTGACCTGGCAGATGCAGCGGTCCGGCTTGCTGACGGCAACGGCGCGGTTGGTCGCTCAGGGCGAGACGGTAGGCACGACCACCAGCGCCGGGACGCCTGCCGCGCTGGAGCTGAAGCGCTTCGGCCATTTCAACGGGGCGATCACGCGGAACGGGACCGCGCTCGGCAACGTCGTTTCGGCCGACATCACCTATGCCAACAACCTCGACCGGATCGAGACCATCCGCTCGGACGGGAGGATCGACGGGGCGGACCCGTCCATCGCCGCGCTGACCGGCCGGATCGAGGTGCGCTTCGCCGATCAGACGCTGGTGACGCAGGCGATCAACGGCGAGGCCTGCGAGATGGAATTCGCCTATGTCCTGCCATCCGGCGAGAGCTTCACCTTCACCGTGCACGCCGTCTACCTGCCGCGCCCGCGCATCGAGATTTCCGGACCGCAGGGCGTGCAGGCGACCTTCGACTGGCAGGCCGCGCGCGACAGCGTGGTCGGGCGGATGTGCACCGCCACTCTCGTGAACGATGTGGAGACCTATTGATGCTCACGCTCGACCTGACCAACGCGCCGCGCTGGCACGACCTCGCCCCCGGCGTGCGGGTGCAACTGCGCCCGCTGACCACGGCGCTGATGGTGGCGACCCGCAGCGACCCGGCCGTCGAGGCAGTTCCGGAGGAGGCCTCCGACGAGGAGCGCGCCGTCGCCTTCGCCAAGGCGCTGGCGCGGCGAGCGGTGCTCGCCTGGGACGGCATCGGCGATGCGGACGGCAAGTCCATCGACCCGAGCCCCGAAGCCATCGACGCGTTGCTCGACGTCTGGCCGATCTTCGAGGCCTTTCCAGCTGACCTACGTCTCCAGGGCCTGCTGCTGGAACAGGAAAAAAACGCCTCCGCGCTCTCGCCGAATGGTCCTTCGGCGGGGGAGAGCGCTACTGCGAAGCCTGCACGGACTGCCCGGCGGACTTGAACCGTTCGCGTGGACCCGTCGAGCACACCGCAAAATCAAATAGCATTGCCAAGAGGCGCTGCACTAGGCACCCTGCTCGCAGACATACCCACTTGTGAAAGACCGAATGAGACAGATCGTGATATTGGTGTTCAGCCTTTTGGCCGGAATGGCCTGGGCGGCGGAGGATTGCGCTGGGATCAAAGACGATGCCGAGCGGCTTGCCTGCTACGATGCGAACGGCAGAGAGCCGGGCGCGTCGGCGCCGGACCCCGTCGATAGGTCAGGCTGGCAGATCGCGGGGCAGGGTCGCGACGGCCAGGTGTTTAGCCTCGGACTGGAGCCGACGGTGTGTTTCGGGCGGCTTCCGGTTCTGGCTGTGAGCTGCAACGACGACGATGTGCTTGTCCGGGTCGAGTCGGAATGCCGCCACAACGAGCCGCGGATGATCGATCTTGGGGTCGCGGTGGCCGAATTTACACCTATGATCGCGCGCGCGGTGGTCGATCCGGGCGGGGTCTGGATGGGCTTCGTCGAGCCGGCACAAGGCCGCTTGGTCGCCCTCACTATGGGCGCGGTGGACATTGGCAATTCCGGGGAGGGTGTCGCCCGGGTCCACTACACAATCCGCGGCGAGCGGATCGAGATGCTCTTTAGCGTGGACGGCTTTGCCCAAGCGGTCAGCGAGGCGGGGATGGGCTGCGGCCTGGACGTGCTCGCGCAGTAAAGGGCGCGAGGCGCGATCAACGCCGCCATCGAGAGCTTCGTGCCCGCCGCCGAGCGCGCGGCGGTCGCGGGGCAGCTTTCGGCGAGGAAGGCTCCATCGCC